TGGTATGCTGGGTTTTTGACATGAAAATCTGTCCAATGTCTCCAGTCCACATATTACCAGCATTCCCATCCGCAATTTCATTAGCACCTACTCTTACTAATGCTGCAAGATTCTCCATTCCTGTATAAGTACCATCATCCGAAACAACTTCGGTAAGACCAGCACCATCTTGATAGAGGGCGATTCCGGCACTGGCGGATCCTCCACCGGCACCATCATATACTGCGGACATTAAATGCCATCCATCGGTTGTGACGGTATTACAATAAGCCCCTTCGTGAGAAGGTTCACTATCATCGTACAAAGTAAGAGTGATTTTCTCTGCCTCGGTTAAGTAGAAAGCCCATTCCTCAACAGCGTTCTCATAGGTTTGGTCAAGTTTCGAAATAACCATTTGAGTGTCTTCAGCAGCTACCACGTTGACCCATGCATGGATTGTGAAGCCATTACTACCACCAGCATCATCATTGAAGAAGTCATCACTATCAGCAACAGTAACATTATCATCAGTTCCATCCATATCGAGAGCGTAAACTAATCCTTGTGCAATCTGATCAGCGGTAGTCATAGTCCCTGCATAAGTACCATCATGATCATGAGGACTAAGGTCTTGTTCCGTAGTTATTGGGGAGACCCAATTAAGAAGTAAGTGAGCTGCAATATCCAAAGATAGGACATCTCCAGCGAGTTGATAACTGAACATATCATTGAACTTATTTCCCGCGGTTCCTATTATCCCACTAAAGTCAACCAGACCATCGGTACTATTACTAATAGTCTCGCCATTTGACAAAACCAGATCAGCCGTTGTTAAGGTAGCAGCACTCATATCAATACCGTTAGTAGCAGTAACAGCCCTCATATTGATTACATCATTAATAGTTGTGTTATCACCACTTATATCAAGACCTATGGCAGCTGTTTCTGTGCCATCAGCCACTATTTCAATGTGAACGCCTATTAAACTACCAACTGTACCTCCGGAATAATTCTTTGCTTTAAAGTAAGCCCCTTGCATATTATAAGCTGAATTATTAACGAGCTTATTTATTGCATAAATTGACAGCCCTGTATCAGTACCTGTAAAAGCATCTGTAGCAATCTCTGTTCGGCCGAAAGATCCCATTATGCCTCTGGACGGTTTTGTTATGTCGCCGAATCCGAAAGCAGTAGTTCCGGTGACATCACCGAAGGCATGTAGCTGATGACGAGTGATGCTTCCTGTAGCTGTTGAAGCAATCGGCGTATATCTTATTCCTGAAAGCAAAGTTCCGTCAGTGTCGTCTTTTTTAATATTAGCACCTGCAGACGAACCGTCAAGCAGGTTTAATTCATCCGTAGTTGCCGTTATTCCGTCAAGAACATTGACTTCAGACGATACTGCTGTGATTTTTGAAACATCAATAGTTGCGAATCTGCAATTTAGATTGGATTCAGTTAACGCAAACTGTGAACATAAAAACAAACAAATCACAGTAGCAAGCGCAACGCTGAAAATTTTAATGAGTTTCATCTCATTAGTCTCCTTTTTATTGGGGGAATCAACGTATATGGTTAATTCCCCCATATTATTAATTTGAACAAAAACATATAGTTACTACCCAAGAAGTCGCACGGCCAGCTCGGGGTAAATCGTCTTTACGCCGTATAAAACATCGAGCCTGATGGTCTCCTTATCCGTCAAGATGTCATAGTCCTTGATTACGCGTACGCTGAGACCGTTGTAAGATTCCCTTGCCTTAAACGCTGCGCCGTCAGGAAGCTCCATGGGCACTGTCACCAGGCCGAAAGCATTTTTGTGAAATGCCAGATTAGCCGCATGACTGGCTACCGGAACAATCTCAGCTTCAACGGTAGGAATAGCGTCCACGGTCTGATAACCATCATACCCAGCGGGGTCGCCAGCAATAACAATTGCCGGTGAAACCACAATTGGACTGTCGGTTGTACCAGTGAAGGCTGTTTTAACAACAAACTGCTGTAAAGCACCTGTTGTTTGTTTCGAGACTGGATTAACAGAATAAACGCCAGCAACAGTAAACACATCGCCTACCACCAAATCACCAGTCCATCCATCTGTATGAATAACGCAGGTTTCATCAGTACCTTTGGTTGTGATATGTTCAACACCGCTAACGGTATCTGTAACAATAGTTCCGCCAAGCGTGGTGTGTGTATGCTGTGCAATATTCTGATCCATGTAAATATCCATACCGGCAATCTGTGTTAATTTACCCTTTTGAACGAACTGACGGATCATTGAGGTATCAAACAGACCTTTAAGAGCGTCTGCCATTGACCAGTTAGCGGCAGGATTAAGAACAAGACGCCTCTCGTCTCTCGGTACAGCGAACTCATCCATTTTCTGTGCTGCAGTGCCAAGCGCAGAGAATGTCGCAGGCGTAGTTCCCGCAGCGCCAGCGCAATTAAACACATCTGCATAAAGCCCGCACAAATGAGCGTCTATCTGATTCCCAAGAACAATCATTGCCGGTTTGATGTATCTTTCGCTGTATTTTTCAACCGTTAGAGTTAAATCGGATGAGCTGAAAAGCCACGAAACATTGTACTGCTTGTTAATCACAAAGTCTATGTAGCTTTCAGCAACATCGTTAATAGCTCCGGTGGTTATGTCGGCGCCACTGTGAGCTTTGAATTTGACAGGTTTTCTTATCTGAACCGTTGCGCCAACCTTGACAAATTTCTTCTTGTACTCGCGATGAACAAGATTGCCCATAACCAAATTGTTTTCCAATTGCATCAACGCCTCTTTCGCGATGATTGTAGGCGTAATTAATACATTACTCATTTTTAATTCTCCTTATTCTAAAAAAAAAGCCCTCAAGTCCCGAAAGTTTTCGGAAAGAGGGCTTCACGTCTTGTGTTGATCCCTAATATTTAAAACATCAGTTATTTATAACTTTTTAGTGTTACTATTTTTATTTCTTTAGAAATACCTCCCCTATAAAATGAGATTCGTAGCTCTCCAGTAAATTTTGCTTTCATTAATTCTTTTATCATTAAAATAACAGTTTCACGCATTTTTTATTTCTGGCTTTTTTGTCTCCAGCGTTTGTATTCACTGTAAGTCATTTCAGACGGTTTTTTTGTTACTACATCTGAACCGCCCACAGTTTTTACTGGCTCCGGAGCGTTTGTTATCTTTTTAGGTTTAGGTTCTGATTCTTTCAAATCAAATTTAGCCTCGATTTTGCCAATTTCACGCGCTGCTTCCAATGCGGGCAATCTCGAAACTCTTTCAGCTTCGGATATATTTTTACCGAAATAATACGCAATATCAGCGGTATTATCCGAATCTGTTATTATATCCAGCATATCCTGACTATAAGGCACGGTCACGTTCATTGCAACTTCATCAAAATCATCATATTTCTTTTTACCCGCGTCTAATTTGTCATGGGTTTTTTGTAATTTCTGATTCTGAAGTTCTTCCTTTTTTTCGAGATTAAATTGTTCCCGAATTGTCGGCACCATTTGCGATACCTTATAATCAGTTAATGCTTCTACATAATCGTCATAATTTTCATAATCATCAACAGATGGTTTCGATCCGGCTTTCACCTCTTTCCCTTTTTTCTTATCTTCCTCCTCATCATTTTTGATAGCCTGTTTACGCCAGGAATCTCTTTCCGTTTCTGTTTCCGTAAGCTGGCGTTTTGCATCTTCACGTTGTCGAACCAATTCATCTATTCGTTTTTGCACCCCCTTGCTTTTCTTTTCCTCTTCTTCAGAGGGTTTTTCTTTGGGGGGTTCCTTTTCGGAAGCAACCGTTTCTTCCTTTTTTTCTTTTTCGGTTTCCGCAGACTTTACTTCTTCCGGTGGTACTTCAACGGGTTCTTCCGGGCTTACTTCGCCATGTTCATCAATATCGGAACCACCCTCGTCTGTATCGCCAAGATGCCTGATGTCTTTGTCATCTTCTGCAATGGTCTTTTCTTCATCTACCATTTTAATTACTCCTTAAATTAATGCCCAGCCTGAATTACTGGTATTTGCCCTGTGAACCCACAGGTAGGGTTTATATATTTATTTTCTGCCTCTTTTTGATTTCGTTTTTTTCACTGTTTTTGCTTTTTTAGGTAATTTTTTACCTTTGGATTCTTTTAAATGCCCTCTCAATTCTTCAGTCTTAATACTTGGTATTTTTCCTTTTTTACCAGCCTTTCTGCGCGATAATTCAGCACCAAAAAGTCCTTTCTGTTTTTCTGAAGTTATTGGAGTGTGTTTTCTTTTACTTTTGCAATGTTTTCCCGGCATTTTTACTCCCCTGACACTAATTTCTTTATTAATATTTTTTCTTCCACTTCCTTTTTTCTGTTTTCTATTTCCAAACCTTCAAGTTTAGCGGCCTCTTGCTCCACTTGCAGAACTTCAACCGGATTGGGTTGTTGTTCCTCTTGCATTTGTTCTGGCATTGGCTGTTCTACCACACCTTCTTCGGGAATCTCTTTACCCTCTTGTGATATGGTCTCTTTTATTTCAGGTGGTAATAATGCTTTCAACCTTTCGGCTATTTCGTCACTGTCAGGCCAATCCATGGCCTTGGCTATTAAATCTCCAATAACCGGTACCGCATCCGGGAATGACTGTACGAATTTCATCATAGTGTCTGATGCTTCCATCCGTTGTGTGTTATAGCTTGGCCCCACCGTTACCGTTACGTCATATCTTCCGACTGATAAATCGTTCATTATTTCATCCAAGGCATCGCCGGTGTCGGGGTCTGTTGTATAATTAATAGGCATAAATTTAGAACTACCGTCTAACCCGAGTACTCTCACAATTTGCTCGGTGTCATATATCTTTGGTATTAAATCTATCAATATTTTACCCAGATACCGCTGTGCTCTCGCAAGATTATCTATATATGCAAATGTAGCCGTATCGCCCTCACGTTGTCGCGCTAATATTGCCCGCCCACTCGTTTCGTTCGATTTCTCACCCAGGGAAGCTTCAAAAATACCGGTTGTCTGTTTCATTTCATCTGATGTAAGTTTTATTTCCTGTATTATTCCCGTGGGTATGGTAGCCGGTGTTTCGCGTTTCGGGGCAGCCCCTCGATTCTGTGGATCAGGATTATACAGCAGATAAGGAAGGTTTTTCTTATGAACCATATTCCATATATTTTCATATCCTTCTATCTGTTTGGCTGTTACCATGTATGGCACACGGGGTGCATTGCTCATTACTTCTGTTGATGCTGTTCTGGAATAGTTATACATGCGCTGCGGATCTTTCGCAAATCGTATCAGACCCCTTAAAATCCTTTTCCCATCTACATTTATTTCTTTGCCCCAAACAGGTATTATCGGTATATATTTTCCCGCCCAAACATTCGGACCCGCGAGAATCTCATTGCCTGAAATTAGCATCCATTCAATCTTATGTGTTTTGACAGTTCGTTCCCTGATAACTTCCATATCTTTTATTATTTCATCAACAACATTACCGTCATCAAGTTGATAAATTGTTTTTTCAACAGGTGTTTTACGCCAATATTCCGCTATTCTTACGCTATCCTCCCATACCCAACTCTGCATGTCACCCGTAGCTTCTTCAAAATCAATTACAGCCTTACCAGGGAACGCTTCCTCAAAATCCTCCCGGCTTATTTTGTCAACTATAAACTGCCATTTAGCATCGGAAAGGTCTATCTCTTGCGCTGACGGATCCCAGTAAACACTGAAAGGATTGGCTATTCTCTTAATCTTTATATCCTGATCAAAAGAATCATCGCCACTGTATTCCGTTAAAACCCTGAAAAAACCGCGACCGCAGGAAGTTCCGGTCTCGAACGAGTTATCATAAATAGCTTCTGCATCACTTATTGATTCAATATTACGAATTATGCCCTCAAATATTTCTGCCTTTTCTGGATCAGAATAACTGTCAAACGCTCTCACCTTGATACCCGGTCTATTCTGTCTTTGGTCACCTACAACCTGGTCAATAAAACCAGGTAGCCGATTAACAGTAATACACGGGCGTAATTCTTCTATGCGTTCCTTTTTGACTTCCTCTGGCCACTGATCGCCATTGATAAATCTTAAATCATCAAGCGCCTCATCTCGACTCTCACTATCCGCATCGTGCGCTAACTGAAATCTTTTCCGCGCTTCTGCCAGAATCTCATCTTCATTTGATTTTTCAGGCATTGCTTTCGGAAAAGGTGTCGGGCCTTCTATTTCCGGCAGAGGTCCACTTGTTTTATCAGATTTCATAATTTATTTATTTCAACCACTTCCACTGTATAACATGCCATTTTACCACAATAGTCACATTCTGTTGGATGTTTCATATCTGAAGATGGGTGTATACTATAAGCTATTTCACCACATTCTACACATTTTTCAAGTGTTAACTCAAAATCATTAATACCCTCAACTACCAATTTCTCAACTATGTGATGTGCATCTTCGCTGTTATCAAATTCTCTAATTACATCATGTACTTCGGAAGGACTCATTAAGCCACCTATAATTTACGTCCCCATCCATGCCGTCTCGCTTATCTCAATAGGACGCACTTTGTATCCGGCTCCTTTTTTCTTCGCCGTCTGTGACCTGAATAATCTCACTATTCCATATTGTAAGCCATCGTGTATATGCGAAAAACGATTCTTGATGGGTTTATCTCCATATATGCCAGTATTCCCTATCTCTGGATAACAATATCCGCCCAGGAACCCGTTTATAAGCCTTATGCACGAAGGATCTATTAATATCCCGCCTATACGTGCAAGCTGCTGATCAACCGACTCTATCCTCGCTGTGAGGTTCTGTTCTGACGGCTCCACATCTATACCACAGGCATCTTTCATAAGCTCTGCATTGCTCGTGAATCCACCTTCTTTCTTACTAAACTCATTAGCTCCCGCAGGATCTCCATAATCAGCATAACCAGCGCCAGGATACAGTATATTACACTCAGTAATTACCCGTTTTGAAAAATCTACTATACCCTCTTTATCAGTGTGAAATTCTTTTAATATTTGGCATTGACCCATTGTCGGAATTTGAAAAACTATACATGCCGGGCAGTTACCCGAATTATCCCACCCTCGATACAGTGTATCTTTACACCATATCAACGGCTTTTTGGCAACATGATAGTTTCTCTTGAAGTTATTATAAACCACCTTGCCATGTATCAATACACCCGGCTTACCCAGGATGTACATATCGATCCAATCAGGATTATCCCTGTAATCACCAATGAGATCGTTATAGTATCCCGGTCGCAGGTTTTCTTCGTTTTCTCGAGGAGGTTGCCAGAAGCCCCCGTGATTCGATAATGGCTGCCCTGTTGGTATAGGCCCCGGTGGCGGTGTATCCCATGCAAACTGACTGTATGTCGGATGCTCAACATCAGGTGGATTAGTCGTCTCTATGCCCCATCGCACCAGCGAGCGGCGCGGGTACCGTCCTATCCTGTTCTTGATCATCTGTTTTATCTGTTCATACACCTCAATACTTTCATCAATCCAGTATCCTGTTAATTCCAATGATTTAAACTTCTTCATGTCCTCCGGGCGATCGCATGAACGAAATAATATCTCAATATGTCTGCGTGTATTAGGCTGTGCTAAAACTAAAGTTCTTGCCCCTGCCTGCCATTTGCCCCATGGGAACCACTCTTTTACCGTCTTGAGCGTAGTTGTCATCAACTCATCGTATGTGTTTCGCACGATTACCCACCGGGACCGCTCATATTGAAACTGCTGATACATGAACTCAGGAAGATAATGACAAACCTCCCAGGTGGCTGCTGAGGTCTTACCGCTACCCACGGGGCCAACAATGCATCGTATCTGTGCTCCAGAATTATGAAACCGCTTCATCGTTGGAAGAGGTGTGTACCGAATTGTTTCCATCGTTATCTAAAGATTATTACGGTTATTATGAATAATATTAACCAACAGATTATTTCCAATTGAAACCTCTACTTTATACCATTTTAGTAA